AGCGTGGATATCGATCTCCACTTTCATTAATTTTTGGGGTTCTTAGTGTCGTATCTCTTTGATTTTTAAAAGTTCTTTTTAAATGGGTGAATGAATAGGGTTTCCCCTTAGTCTTCTGGGGATTATATATAGTTTTAGACTCACAAAATACTAGTATATTCTCATGGACTCTCAATGGCATTTTATTAGCTTGTAACGGGCTAGAACAATTATCTTTCTCCCAAATAACCTCATGCCTAAACCACTTAGGATTACTCATAATCAACTTAGCACCAAAAGGCATCGTAGCCGTTAGTATAACTGCGCCACCCTTTTTTATAATGCGCTTATACTGCTTCCAAAGTGCATCCAAATCTATAAGCGTGTCCCATTTGCATGATGTAATACCATAAGGAAGATCACAGAGAATCATATCAATTGAATGATCCTCTATTTCTTTCATAACTTCTAAACAATCGCCAAGATAAACGTTATTGGGCATTAGCATTCTGATTTCCTGTTCCAATAGTTTTTGAAGCAACATCTGCTTCATTACTTGGCATTGTGGCTGCACTTCGTGCTTCTTGAATCGCTTCATCTTGTCGTGATTGATCTTTGATAGCATGCTGCATATCCATCAACTGCCTGAGTTGATCTATATCCATCATGTCCATCTCTTTGAGCACTTTGACAAGATTGAGAAGGGTAACTGCATGATCTTTTTCAGCTTCCGCCCTACGCTCAACAGCCAATGCTTGATTCTCTTGGACTCGACTATATCGTTCAACGCCCAGTCCTTCATCAGCAATGGCTCTTTTATTAGCAAGATTAGTTCGAGCTGCTTGTTCTTCCATAGCTGCTTGCATTTGCACCTGTTGCATTTGCTGCGCCTGTTGTTGGCTTTTTTTCATCATTTCGATGATGCGTGATTTGTTCTGTATAGTGCAGGCTTCAATAAGGGCTTCATCAGGTAAAGGAACACCCATTTCTTTAAGTTGCATCAGTTGTGCAAATTCCATCTGCTTCTGTGATTCAGTATCGAAACCAGCTTCTACCATACAATGATACTTACCGAAGGCTTTATTATAGAATAATGGTGCTGGTTCTTGGCCCTCAAGAAGGCTTTTAATTTTTCCTGGCGTATAATTCATGCGAACCACTCGCATAATCAATTCACCTAGTAACTTTTGAGAGAAGTCGAGTCTATCAAACAACGGTTGCAATGTTGTTAGTCCAGCTCCCTGACGTAATGCAGACAAAATACCTGCTTTATCATCGATAGCTGAGCCCATAAGTTCTTCATTGATACCTGATACGAGGTTAAGTTCCTTCGAAAAAGTATCTTGTAACTGAAAAAATGATGGTGGTATCTGTGGTGGTACAATCGGTTGGATATCGGTGATCTGTGCTTCGTCCTTAACGGCAATTATACGACCTTGACCTGTTTGGAATAGATGTTTGACATCAACAGGGGCATTTTCCTTGAATATATAGCCAGAGTTTAACTGTGATTCAAGTAAATCGGCCGATAATATAATCCTTCTATTAAGAAGAATCTGTGGATCTCTCAAACTTCTACAAATCCCCTGTATTCGACTATAGAAATAGGGCATCATCGAATTATAGTAGCCAAGAACTGGTACAAAAGGATAAAAATCAATGCCCAAGACATTTGGTCCATCATAGAAAACTTTATCCTGTATCATGATAGCCATACGAACAGTTGGGATTTCTTGCTCAACAATAGCTACCTGAGGATAATGCGCTAAGAATGTCTTTACATCGATATCGTCTTTATCACCAATATCAAGAGTCTCACCTGTCTGCTTATCGACAAGTAGTTTCTGCTTTCTGAAAGCTCTGTAATAATACTCGTCATATGCCAAACGATTTTGTTGCGTCTGACCATATGCCTCAGGCATGTATTGGAATCGACCGTCCCGACCAGTTCCCGTTGGGTTTCCTGGCAATGCCATAATAGCATCGTACTTATCAGGCATCAGGGCGGCTGCAGCCGCGTGGGATAGATAACTCCTACGCCATACAAAGTTGCAGTCTGAAAGATCAGTTTTTCTAAAGTAAGGATCTATGAAGAATGATGAGTATGCGCAGTTATCTATCTTAATGTCACCGTTTACGGGGTCATTATTATAGTCCATGTAGACATGTAACAAGTTCATACCAGTAATACAGGCACCTTGATGAAATGCTTCTGATATTGTCTCGTAGACGCCTTCTCGTTTATAGATACCAAGTAATATCTTGGTCCATTGGTCGGAGGTCTCGTTATCAGCATTCTCCAGGGGAACAGCGATCGTTGATTTTCTATTGCGGCGTTGGTAGCCGGATACCATGTTACAAAGTGGTCTTACTCTGTTAAAGTACCATGAACCGCGATTATTGTTGGGGAGTTGGTTGTTGAGATCGGCCATTAAAGAGGTGTCTCCAGCCTCTAGCCGTGTATCCAGTGTTGCCTCAGTCCAATAGGTCTGCCATATAGCTTGATTGGCCGTATAATCAGAGTCTATTTTTCTTTTTATGGCACTAAACTCGCCATCACCTAGATACTCAGGCGTTCTCATCAACATTACTACATCCTTTTGGACTACATATTACTCTCCATCAATCTTTCATATCCTAATTTAAAAAATACCTAGCACTCAAGTGTTACTTTTTCTATACTGTATTCGAATATTTACATATACCCGTACAGGGGATTTATTATCGTAAATTACACACGCCCACTAGCGTAGGTGAGTTGCCTACGCTCCCTTTTTCTACTATTCTAATATTCCGAAGATCTCATCATCATCGACTAACACCAGATTTCCATGGCCTATATCAGTTGCGGAGTACTTATCAAAGTAGACAACATCTCCACACTTGAAGTCCATAGGAATCAATGCACCATCCTTATTATGACGGCCTGGCCCGGTAGCCACGACAGTACCCGTCAGTAACTTTTCTTGGACTGCATCAGGTATAATAAGACCTGATGCAGTTTTGCTTTCAACTTCACCCTGTTTAATGAGTACACGACCACCCATTGGTTTAAACTTTGTCTCAAACATGTTTATTCTCCGTTTATATAGTCAACATGTAACCGAAATACCTATTCATCTTCAACGATAATATTTAGTCTCTTCTTAGTTTTTTCCCATAACTTATCCCCTTCTGTAGGAATTTTTATAGGCCATCCTTCTCTACGAATATTCTCTACGATCTTTTTAAGTATGGTATTTAATTCTTCGTCGTTAATTGCAATATCAGAAGCTCTATTGCATTCATCACAGGAGTTATCATGCTGATTAGAGAAAAGATGCTTAATTAGAGCTTTTTTATGGGGTTCCATTGAGTCTACATAATCACTTAATAGCTCTTTCATATTATTCCTTTGGTTTGCAATCTCCGATACAGTTCATAACAAATACATTCTCTGAATTACATCCTGGATCTGTTTTTAGTTGTGCATTCCACTCGCACGCATTAACTGGTTTTCTTGGTATTGAGTCTACGTAATCAATTAACAACTCTTTCATATTATTCCTTTTTATAGGTGCACCCTTCAACACATATGCATTCGGGCTCTAGTTTCACTTTTCTATCGCAATCATCACCACGATCACAGATTCCCCTATCAAACATGCCTTTACAATTCCAGCAGTTATTTCTTATGCGATGAATAATTTGGCACCCACTGAAATGAGCGCTTGGTTCTGGAGCCTCAGGTAATTCCATCCAGTGAGTTATATCTATTCCAGTATTCCAATAAATTTCATCTCCCATATAAGACTTATACATATATGCTACTTCCATTGGGGAATTATGATCATATTTTGCGTAGGGGTCTTTAAAAAATATCAAGACTGGTTGCTCCAAATCTGGCAATTTATCTTCAATACTAATCCATTTCATCTAGTATCCCATATCATCAATCATGGGCGTGCCGGCATCATTACTTTCTTGATTTGCTTATGAATTCTTTCATCTTTATCCTTGTACCACTCCTCTTTAGCCATCATCCTATATACAAAGTCTAGCCATTGATCGTCTCCCATCCGCGGATGAAGTTTTTTATATCGATCAGTGTAATGCAATAGCCCATACTCGCACATCTCGCAGAATAGAGGCTTTTTAGTAGTAAATATTTGACCCACATTTTTGATAATGAACTCTTCTGAGCACCCTTTGCGGTCACAAGTATATTGTATGTGCGTGCCATACTGTAGTTCATCTCTCTGAAGTTTCTCTCTCTTTTTAAATCCTTCGTCACTCCAGTAGTCAGCGGTTTTATATTCCCGCAACATCTCTTTAAGATACGCTATTTCTTCATGCAACTTAGTGTTTTCATCACGCAATGCAGAGTATTCATTTAGATTAGCTTGGTTAGGCGGTCCATATATCACGCCACTACGTATATTTCTATCTTTGGCATTCTCATGTAATAAATTCTCGATTGTCCCATCTTTATGCTGCAATATAAAATTCAGTCTTTTAACCTCTTCCTTAAGCAAGCTTGCTACAGCTGTCAACCGTTTTGCTTCAGCATCACAATGACATGTCAAATTCCATAAACTCATTACCGATCCTCCTCAATTAACTTTGCTATCAATTCAAATATTCCTACTATTAACAATACCGGGAGTGCCACGATAACTATCCCAAATACCAATAAACACCCCAACATGAATCTAACTATTGGGGTCAATGCTAGTATTAGTATGCCAATAAGTATCAGATACATAATGCTCATCAATACCACCTATATATATTCATCTTACGAGGCAACACATTATATCTATTTATATATTCTAGATAGTCTTTTGTTGCTATCATCTGACTATAATTTAATATTCGTGCCCCTATAAATTCGAATACATGTATCCATCGACGATTCATATAGTTCGTAATACCTATCTTGAATGATATAGAGCGCATCATTACCTCATATTGTTATACCGTGGATCAAAGAACCTCGGTAGATCAGGTGTTCCGTACAATGCCTCTGCTCTCTTGCGCTCAAACTCATGAGGATCCATTCCACGGCGCGTTTTATGCAACGCTAAGCACATATACCTCAAACAGTCCGCATAGTGGTTAGCCCACGATTTTACTGGTTTAGGTAGATACATCTGCTTGGCTTCATCCCACTCCTTACGATAGTTCTCTAACGCATTCACTAACGACCTACATTTGTCCTGGTCAATCCAGAACTTTCTAAAGTGAGTCCATACATTCTCAATGCCATCTATAATAGGGACTTGATCAACAAGAGTGAAGTTAATACCTAACTGTCGTGCCTTTTCAAACCGAGTAACAGCTCCGCCGCCCCATTCTCTGACCTTTATATCCGAAGGAGCATACATACCACCATACTTGTACGGCTTATCTTGTATGATCTTGGCATAATGATCCAATCCAAGGTTATTATTTGAGTAGCAGTCAATTATTCTTATGACTGTGTTCTCCCCTGCTGACTGCCAGAAAATAAGAGTCGTCGCATCATTAACACCGATATCTATCGCTACATAAACGAGGAGTCCAGGCTCCCATGGAACTGATGTTATCTGTCCTTTGAGTTTAATCTCATCAAGGTAAGTACCATACCAGCTACCTGATATACCTCTTTCAAACGATACTTCATATTCTTGTAGATACAGGCCCTCTTCCATCTGTGCTTTCTCTTGCATCAAAATCTCATCAGGAATGTGCTGAATCTCTGAAGCTTTGTGTACAAACACTTTCCAATCGGGAAGGTCCTGAGCCAGTTTCCATAAGTGAAACAGATGGTTCTTACCCCGTGGTGTAGATACAATAAGGCACCAACCGCCATTAGCTGCAAGGATAGGTCTAATAAATGAAAATATCTCTGAGGACATAAGGGCATATTCGGACAGTATAATTGCGTACGGATTCGTTCCAACCAACGAAGTATCATAGGTATCACCACCAATACATTGTAATATTGAGCCATTCTTGAACCGTATCTTCATCTCTGATTGATTTATACTCTCTACAAGCATATGGGGAAGGAAATCCAAGAACCTAGTCTGATCGATTGTAATCGCATCGAAAATTGCCTTCTTAGCTTGTGCATACGTTGGAAGCACATAAAACACCAAGCAAACCTTTTTAATGCACTGCCGTATGGCTAAGTTCCAACCAAGGACATCTTTGCCACATCGTCGTGCTGCAAGATAGAGCACTCGCCTTGATTCACCATTCTCTATACAGTCCCAGATAGGCTCCTGGTACCAGCGCAAACGAAACTGATCCAGTTCTACCTGGACTTCTACATCTACATTCATTACTACTCTCTCTTTAAACTATCTACTACAAAGAACCAACAAAGGTCATAAGTCTAATCGCTATAGCTATTGCAAATATTGTTATACCCATCACAACGCCTATAAGAGCAACAAACCTTAAGCAGCCTAATACGTCCTCTATAAACTCAATCATATCTTTTCCCACTTACAATTTGATTTCGAATAGGGCTTATGGCTATTAAGGCGCACTAATTTATAGCCTTCTGGCTTTAGACCCATATCTTTAACAAACTGATCATAGTCAAGCAACCACGTATCACATAGATCTTCAAACACCTGTCTGTAAACGAACTTAGTCTGCATCTTAAACTTAGTTGCCTTCTGGTTTTTAAAGCACCGCCAGCATTCGAAATGACGCTTACTCTTTAGTACATAGTAAGAAATATTCTTTACTGTGCCGCACTCACATTTGCATTCATAGTCAACATTCTTACTATTCGCGGGTGGTACTACTACGCCTTCTCTAGGACCAATGTATTTAACTACAGTCCATCGACCATGCTTTTTTCCTATCATACCTTCCAAAACCTTACGCCTCCTTGCACTATCTGTTAATGAGAGCAAGTGTCGTATATTGCTCAGGGAATCGCTAGTTGTTATCTTCTCTACATCCACAACTCTGTTCACAATCCTCTTCATCTTCATCATCAAACTCCTTTAAATCTTATCTTGTTATAGGCAAAAGGTCTCTGACTCTAGACTCCGCGTTAACCATATCATTCGATTGCCCTTCTGGATTATGTTGCCCACTCTGATTTCAAATTACTCATTACTAACCAAGTGATATAATGCATCTCTAATCTGACTCACACCAAGAGGCCCAACTCCTGGAATCTCAAGTATTTCACAGTCATCCATATCCGTAAGATCTTCTAAGTAAGTGAATCCAAAGGCAACAAGAGCGCTTACAGTCTTTGCGTGGATCCAACCTCTAATCTCTTGGCTATCAAGAGCATGCTTCTTAACTATCTTTAGGGAATTATCTATTGCGGTTATCTTAGCTAGATGCTTCTCTTCCATCTCTTCATGGACAGGCTTAGCACTACGCTTTAATCCAGTATTAACTTTCTCTTCTTTGCATTTAGCATCATCAATCTTGCTATGAAGATCATCGATTTGCTCTTGCATGGTAGAGTTATCCATTCGCCACCTAATGGCAGATATATCTTCTTTGATAAGACCCATATGAGCGTGAATGAACTCTAGTTTGTTAAACATAGAAATAGAGTCGTTCGCAAGATTCTTAGCGAGCTTCTCAGCGTCGGCCCATCTCTTGGATTCTAGGTCATCTATCCTAGTCATGAACCATTGAAGCATAACTGCGTAGTTTTCTTCCATTTACTTACCTTTCTTTCTCTTAGCTTGCATATTAGTCTTTACTATCTCTACCTTGATATTCCCATGATCAATATCACGCCTGAGGTCAGACATTGTGTACTCTTCATCTTCTGGCTTCAATCTCAATGACTCTAGATACTTCTCTTCAAGCGATAGATCATTGGCGCTTGTATCAGGACACTCAAATATCCTCATAGAACCACGCAAATCATTAACCTCTTTCTGTGTATCACAGAGGTCCTTAGTCAATGACTCAATCGATGCTTCACGCGCCTCTACTTTCATCTCTAGTATCTTGCGTTCTTTGGCCCACTTGCTTCGTTCTTCTTTATGTACAACCTCGACCTGAGTATAAGCAGCTTCGTAATCAGACTTCTCTTTATCCCACTCTAGCTGCTTATAATCATAGATAGCCTTAAGCTGCTTGTTCTCTTTGTCGTACTCGAGAATAGCTCTTTCCTTGAGCTCAAGTTCTTTTTTAGCTCCATCAAGAGCGCAGACAACTCGATCTCTATCTCTCAGTATCGAATCATGCCTTTGAACCACTTCGCTATACGCTTTATTAACACTATCTATCTCTAAGCGCTGCTCTCTTACCAAATGGCCAACAACATTCTTCTCTTTGTTACAGTCATCAGCCCAATGTATTTTCCAACTCATAGCTCTCCTATCGGTTATATATTAATGCCAACACTAAAACCAAGGCTACACAGCCCATAAAGATACCGTGGTGTACCAGCTGCACCATTTCAACTGTCATTGATCATCCTGCTCTACGATAAATGTCTTACCTGCCTTCATATCCTCTGCACTCACTATCTGCGGCTTAGTCACATTGATTGTGAACTTCACTGGTCCTCTATCCTCATCTTTCTTCAATTGAGCATGATATTTGTTGATAATATCCCACTCAGGGTCATACACGTGCATATCTTTAAACACCACATCTTTATCATATTGCTTGGTCAATGCGCCTATTCTGCGTCTACAGCCTAAGATTATTTTAGCCTCTTCAAAAGCTGCTGCTATATCAAGATGCTTCTGCCTCCACATAGCAAGCGTTGCCCGGGGTATTCTATACTCAATACAGAACTGCATAAGCTCAACACTTGTCTCTTTTAGTACCCACTTCTCTATTGCATATATAAGCCTCTTTCTCCATGCATCCTTCTCTGGGAAGAATATATATGACTCTTTGTCAATTAAATCTGTATATGTGTGGCTTTTCGACAACTCACCACTATCTTTCATAGTTTGAATAGATTTACCCTTTTTCTTCAATGCCATCTATTCGAGCTCCGTAATCTTCATATATGTCCGTGGATTCATATCATATTTCTTGATAGCCGTAAGAGAAGTTATCAATCGATCATCCTCTATCAATACTCCAACCATTGCGTCAAAAATGAATTTGATCGTGTTATCGATATCAGGGAATACGCCGTGATTTAACTGAGGCCGCACTTGGCGCCTCTTCATCTTGTTGAAGTAGAATATTAGATCTATATGTAATGGCTTGGTAAATAAGGGTTCTTTTTGACCATGGTGTAACAGATTGCCATGGTGCTGCTTGTTGAGCATAAGGCCATAAACTACTTTTTCATTAGTCTGGCCGTCATAAAATCGCTTCATCTTTGACAGTCTCGCTCTTTTCCACGTTATTGGTGACCCATCAATAACATATTCTTTGCTTCTAAGCATACTACTCTCCTTTTAAACTACTCTCTTTATCCCATCATTAATCCTTGATTGAAATTCCAACATCATTCATTGCTTCTATGGTTATTTATCCAACATTAAATACGTTAATCCACTTCATCACGAATACCTCTTCATCGTTAAAGTTCCGCAAGACAAAGGAATAGGTCTAAACCCTCCAAATAGAGAAAAAGCCGGTTCGGCTAGGAGCAATCGATAAAAACATCTCTTGCGCATTCTCCATGTGAGCACTAATCGCTTTCTAAGGCTGTATTTCATCGTAGCGCCTCCAATTTGTCTAAACTTTCTCTCACCATTCGCTGCACAATTTTGATATTCGACTCTATAAACATCGGACCATAATACTTTTCTGGCTCTGCTAATTGCTCTGTATAAGCATGAATCTCTTTTTCAAGAGTGGCTATCTTTTCGGCACGACTAATCTTATCTTGCGGGTTATCCCAAACAAGATACATAGGCGGTCTAACTTCTTGGTTAACAAATGACTTGGCTTTCTTAGGACGAGGATTAGAAGTTGCTTCAATAGGTATCGGCTCATCAAAAATACTCAGCTTATCCATACCAATGATATCGCAGACATCGTAATACCACTTCCAATCAGGCTTGATATTTGCCTTAGCGCAAACGATATTCAAAGTGCCGAACAACCAAGCCGCTTTATCATGTATTCTTTGTTGTGGCCCACCATTATTCATCATCTTCTCAACCTGAATCCATGCTCTTGAAAGCATCTCATCAGGATACGCTATAAGTTTCATCTGCTCCTGATCAGTAAGTTTCAATAAACGACTAATTCGGATATTGTCTGGTGTCACCAAGTGTGACCGCAATGGCTCTTTCATGAGCAAATCTTTCATTTCGGGTTGTTTTTTATGCTCACCGATAAACTCTCGCTGTGCTTCATCCAGCATCTTCAGTCCCTTCTCTACTCGGATTCTTCTTTCTCTTACTTTTTTTGGTAATTTACCCCACCCGTCACCATCAATCGCTGTCTCTACAGAGAGAGGGGTTTCTTTTATATATATAACTCTATTAGGGGTGACAGTTTGGTTATATTGATAGTAAATACCCCCTTTATCCTTGGGTATAATACCTTCATTGCGCCAACCCTCAAGCTGGTGTGACTTTAATACCGTGAGGTGGTATTGGAATGATGCTTGATTGGTGATAGTGAATTTGTATTCTGTGAGATTATAGTCACGGTGGTGTTTAGTGAGTATGCCGTCTAACACAAAGCGCGCTGTCCACCGCTGTACTGTTCTAGGACTACACCCAACTTGCTTGGCTATAGTCTCATTGCTTATTTTTATCTTTTTGCAGCCCCTAAGAGCTAGGAGAACTGTGATAATATCTTTGCCAGAACCTCTGTAACTATTAATAAAATCAAGATTAGTTACTCGAGAAACAGATTTATTTATTGATAGGCAATTATTATATTGACTTTTTATGAGACTAGAGTACATTAATTACATCCTCCTTTGTGGGTGGTTGTAACAATCCTCCTTTGTGGGTGGTTGTAACAAACCCTTCTTTGTGGGTGGTTGTAACAAACCCTTCTTTGTAGGAAGCCTCACCCAGGCTAAATGAAAAATACGTATTTACTGACTGCCTCACCCAAGTTAGTGTTGTCTTGCCAGAGTCATTATTGCTTGCTGTTGCTGATGTTAATTTGTTCATTTCAAGGGCTCCCTGATTTAATGGCCACTGACAGACTGCATCTACAAGAATTACATCTGTTGGCGTGCTGTGATTATAAATTATGATAGCGTAGTGTAACAACTACGCTATTGTTTTTTCTTATACTCGAGAATCACTAACTATTCTATCTAATTAGCGCCTCTCGGTCTATATTTATGCTTTCTGGACCATCATTTCGTTTGTTGTTTTTATCACATGAACCTTAAGAGCATCTAAGAACTTAATAAGATAACCACTATACATTATCTTCTGGTCTACACTCGATTCAACAAAAGGAATTTCTTTCTCATCCATTGAGAGAGTTAATCTATAGCGACTGTATCTCTTTATAGTAGGGTTTTTTGCCCATAGAAACCTAACGTTACTGTACTCATTGTTATCGGGAAGGTCATATTCAAAGTGCATCTTAACACCGGCCATCTGAATTGTCTTCTCAATCTCACGAATAGCCACTGACATGCTATTAAGGTGCTTAAAATGATCGTTAATCTCCATTCTAAAACTCGTTAATGAATCTTGTATGGTTTTGTTTTCCATGTGGATCCCTTGGTTTATGTTATGAAACGATATCTTCTTTAGAGTCATTATTCAAAATAGAATTGTTGATAGTCCAGTCGGCAAAATCCTGGCTATGGTCTGCAAATACTTTTATCAAATCAACAAGTTTTTGTGAGTGAAGAACCGTATATTTATTGCCCACCAGTACCATCTTATCAAGAGCGCTCATACCATCCTCTTTCTTCTTAGTGAGCATAATAAGGCTTTCTTCATCAACAGTGGCTGCTCTCAGGTTTTTTATAAATCCCTCTGTAACCTCTTTATTGAATTCAGATGTACACCTCTCTTGATTGCTTATATCTCCAGCCCATTTGACCTGTGCGCGAAGGTAATAGTCAAAGAAGGTAGCCATAATGCCCTTGGTCCACTCTATCTTCTCAGCGGTTACTTTATGACCGTTGTAATTCATGCTTATCTTTCGCTGTATCTATTTGGTTTTAAGTTTTTCGGCTTGCTCTATGCACTTAGTAATGTAGTTTATAGTCCAACTGACTTGTGATGTTCTCAGATGAGCCAAGTCTTTAACGTTAGTATTCGATAATATCGCTTTAATAACCATTTCTTCCTTATCAGCATCAAAATGGTCCAGGAGAGTCCAAATACTCTGAAGGGCACTTTCGGTTATATAAGGGTCACTGCGGTTGAGGGATTCTATATACTTTCTTTCTTCTTCTCCATCATCATCCTCGTCCTGTGGAATAGCGCATAGATTCAATAACGCATAACGCTTCATATAGGTCAACGCTGATCCATGAGCTTGGTTGCCCGGCTTCTCACTCTCAACATATGACCAATCATGTATCCATTGGCCAGTAGGAGCATGAATAAGGCGCGTACAAATAAAAACACGAGACTCAACCAATCCGCGGTAATGCGTTACAAGAATATTGTACTTATTCAATGCCTTTTCAACAGCATCATAAATAGCATCAATCTTTGCATACTTAGACTTGAAATGTGGATTGTTTGAATCTAGCCCAGTAGCATGATATTCCTTTTTAGCGCGTAGCATATCTGCCGCAAGAGCGCGCACATCATCAGACATGCACGCTGAGTTGCTTTCTGAGTAATCTTTCATTACACCACATCCTTATACTTTTCTATGAACGCCTTTAGCTTTCTTATAGTCTTGGGCGACAACGGTTGATTTCCCATACGTATATTGAACCAATGCGAAGGACAGAAATCAAGCTCTCGCGTCTGCTCAAGAATTCCCAGCGGTATCCTCAAGCGTAGATTCTCTACTTCTTCTAATAATCGT